AGTACTATTCTATAAGAATGGTAAAGCAGACGGTCGATTAATTTATTTTATATGTAATATTACTGACCTTTCTGAAATAGGATTAGATTCTGCACGATTACCTAAAGCTAATTTACAAGCTGAGGAGGTTGATTGGGGAGGATTTCTTTCTGCAGAAGATGCCTATCCTAAAATAAGTGCAAGTCAAATGATTATATTAGATCGTCATTTAAAAAAATAATCTAAATAAATAATTAAAATTATAAGATTTCAATATGCTTACCTTCAACAATTGGATTAACTTAACTGAAGCCGTTTCATTTGACCCTAGTGCAAATTATCCAGATAAAACGTTTGGTTTCGCAATAGGCAGTATAGATAGCGGCAAAGCTAATATGGGAGGTGTTGGTGGAGATTGGGATGGAAGTATGCCTCGAGCATTAGCTTTTGGAAAAACGGCAAATGATTTTGTAGGAAAAAATACAGTAACTTCCCAAAAGAGATCTAGAGTAAAAACAGCTAGCGGCAAGGTGTCTGACCACTATGAAGGAAGCGAAGATTCTTATGCAGTTGATATTGCAGCTCGCGGAGAAAAAGGAGACGCTTTACTTGCACACTTAATGCAATGGTGTGGTCATCCGGAATATAAAGGAGGTTCATGGTTTAATTTTAATTCAGGTGGATATCGGTATCAGATAGGATGGGACGTACCTGGTCACACAAAGCATATACATGTCGGAGTTCGAAAATCAGGTACTGCAGGTTCATCTACTTCTTCTACTCAAGTTAAAAAAGCAAGTGAAATTCAAGTTATTCCTGGAAAGACTCCAGGCGAGAGAATATTAAATAATCAAGCAATTCTAAACTGGCTATATCAAATGATGCCAGATATTGCACCAACTCTTACTCCAGAAGCGCTAGATCTTACACTTAAAAACAATCCTGAACATTTTCAATGGTTTAAAGATAAGTTTAACTTAAATAGTGACGGTAATCCAATAGGCTCACCAGATTTAACTAAATCTGCCGATGATGCTAAGGAAGCAGTTGATGCTGCACTATCTAGTAAAAAAATCAAATCTAATTATACTGGAGAAAAAGCCAAGAATATTGATTTATTAATTGAGGAAATGAATAATCAAGGGGTTACTAATAAATATGCAATTATTGGTATACTTTCAACTATTGGAAAAGAGAGCGGATTTATTCCACAAAATGAAATTGGATATGGAGAAACTCCAAATAAAAATATTAGAAAGATTTTTGGTTCAAGAGTAAAGGATCTATCTGATACCGAGTTAGATAAACTTAAAGCGAATACACCTGCATTCTTTGATAAAATATATGGAATGACTGCAACTGATGATCTTGGCTGGAATACTGGAAATGATCAACCTGGAGATGGATATAAATATCGAGGTAGAGGTTTTAATCAAATAACATTTAAAGCCAATTATAAAAAATATGGTGACTCAATAGGAATGGATCTAGTTTCAAATCCAGATCAATTAAACGATGTTAAAACCGCAGCAAAGGCCGCTGTAACTTTTATAATAAATGGATTAAAGCGAGCAGGAGTCGATCCTAATTCTTTTACTAGTAGAAGAACAGCAATTCGAGACTGTGTTAAAGTAAATGCTGGAGGATCTTCTGCATCGGGTGATGCTATTGCAAAAGCAGAGGCAATTGATAAAAATTTTGACTTAGCCTAAAACCTTAATTCATATACTCAGTTTAATAATCTAAACAATTAAATATATGTCTGAAGAAACAACAACCGCAACAATCGAAGAACAAGAAGTTCTTACACAAGTTCAAGATGAAACTACTGGATATGTCGAAACTCCAACTTCTGAATTATCTGAATTAGATTCAGCAATTCAAAGAAGAATGGGATCATTTGAATTAACTATCTCTCCATCTGATTTAAAGTATATCAAAAATTTACTTAATAATAAAGTAGAATGGAAAGGGCCAAACGAAGCATACTTAATATTAATGTCTCTTGTTTCTCTTTCTAGTGCATTAAACGAAGTTGATGATAAGTCTACTGAACGTACTACACTTAGTTTACCTTCAACTACTTTAGAATCAATCAATTTTTTCTTAGGTAAAATTACAGGCAAAGGTGAAGAATCTGCACATAGATTATTTGCAGTATCTATGTTACTTCGTCCAGCAATGGAAGAAATAAAGAAACTTGATGAAACAATTGAGAGACTTCAATCTGAGAAAAATTAAAATATCGTTAGATAAATAATAAAAAAGTTATTAAAGAATGAAAGTAAAGAACTTTTCTGGATTCATGAAAACTCGTAAGTTAAATGAATCTAGTATGGATGATCAATGGTCACCAGATGGTGAAGCAGATGAAACTAATAGAAATTATGATGATGCTGCATCTGGAATGTATGGAGCTAATCCTGAAGACGAAGAAGAACCAACTGACGAAGAAAACGAAGATGGTGAAGATCAGCCTGAAGAAGAATTAACACTTGAGGATTTAAAATCTATGATCGATGATCTTTCTGAGAGACTTAAAAAACTTGAACCTGAAGAGGAAGAGGAAGAAGATGGTGAAGAAGGTGAAGGAGAAGAAGGTGAAGAAAAACCTGAAGAGGAAGAACAAGCTTAATTTTTACTTTAGAAATAAGATTAAAAAGCGAATGGAAACATTCGCTTTTTTTATGTAATAAATAATCCTGAATTAATATAAACATATGAGTCAATTTAAACCAAATAACTTAATTATTCTATTTGAAGCATACTGTAAAAAAATGGATATTGATGGAAAGGAGATCCCAGCATTAATATCAGATATTTCAGTAAAACTCAAAGTTGCATCTACTCCTGAATCTCAAGCAAAAGGATATATGGAATCAGATAAATTGCCTCTAGATAACGAAGGTATTCTTTTTATATATGATGAACCTCAACCTCTTTCCTTTTGGATGAAAAAAGTAAAGTTTCCATTGGACATTATTTTCTTCGATACTCAATTTAATTATATTAATCATGAAACAATGGATCCAGCTCATGATGTAGATGAATTTAATATTCCTAAATATACTAGTCATAAACCGGCAAGGTTTGCAGTTGAACTTCCTGCTGGATGGTGTAAAAAAAATATGACGCCTGACTGTAAACTTTCTTTTTAATTATGTATTATAATTAAAAAAAGAAATATGATACACCAAGATGATTTTATAGAGCTTAGAGAATTTGTTAATGAAATGAATTCGTCAAATTCAACCAATTATAAAATTGAAGTTCTTACTAAGTATCAATATCATCCATTTATTAAAAGGATCTTATTCTATACATATCATCCATATTGGAATTTTGGATTAACTTCTGCAAATCTTAAAAAACGAAGTGACTTAATTGCTCCAGTTGAAGTTTATGATGACTTCTTTATGATGCTTGATGATTTTAATGAGCGACATATGACTGGTCATGCTGCTATTGAAGCAATGAATCGATTTATTGCAGATTATTCAGAATGGGAAGATCTAATTTATCAGGTAATTGATAGAAATCTTGAAACTAGAGCAACTACTACTCTAATTAATAAAGTTATTCCTAAATTCATACCTACTTTTGAAGTTTCTCTTGCTCATGATGCGGCAAAAGTAAAAGGTGTAAATATATTTGATGGAACCTGGCTTGTTTCTAGAAAGCTTGATGGAATACGTTGCATCTGTTTTATTCATGGAGAAGATATACGATTCTTTTCACGTAACGGCAAAGAGTTACTAACTCTTGGAAAAGTCGCAGAGGAAATAAGGCGTTTGGGGATAACTGATACTGTTCTAGATGGTGAACTATGTCTTATGAATGAAGATGGCTCAGATGACTTCCAGGGAATCCTAAAGCAAATACAGCGTAAGGGTCACACAATTGAAAATCCAAGATATCAAATCTTTGATATTTTACAAGCTGGCGAATTTGCAGGAGAAGATGAATCACCATTATTTTCTACTAGAATTGACTGTAGAGGACACTTGTTGGGAGATCTTAAATCATCGACCATACTTGAAATACTTCCACAAGTAAGAATTATGGATGAAGATTCTCTTGAAGAATTAAAGAGTCAATCTAAAGATTCTAATTGGGAAGGCTTAATTGCTAGAAAGGATACTCATTATTCTCCAGGAAGATCAAAAAATATGCTTAAAATTAAAGAATTCTTTGATGCAGAATATGAAGTAACTAGCCTAATAATGGGACCCCAGCGAGTTATAGTTGATGGTCGAGAGATAGAAGAGGAGATGCTAAGTGCAGTTACAATAAGTCATATGGGATCAACGGTTCAAGTAGGTAGTGGATTCACGATCGATCAACGTAGACACTATTATAAAAAGATAGGTGATATTCTTGGATCAATTATAACAGTACAATATTTTGAATCTACTACTGATCAACACGGCAATCACTCCTTACGATTTCCAGTATTTAAAGGAATACATGGTAAATCTAGAGAAGTATAATATCTCTATTAATAGTGAAACTATCATAACAAATAAAGTATATATAATATGTCATTTAATAAGAAGAGATTGCCAGACTTAAATATTTTAAAGGCACAGCATGCTGAACTTGGAGATACATATTTAAACCAGTTTATTTCATGTGATGTACTAATCGGACCAGCTGCATCCGCTGAATATTTAACTAATTTTTTTAAATTAGGTGATAAAAATCGTATAGGAGAAATAATTAGCTTGCTTACAACAGCTCGCAATACATTAAAAAAGGAAAGTTCAAAATACCGAAAGGATTTTGAAGATTTAGAAAAAGTAATTAATTCAATAACTAATAAATAACAATTATGTATTACATCGCAAAAGTAAAGTTTGAAACTATTGATGATCAAACAGGAAGACCTAAGAAAATCTATGAGCAATATCTAGTTGATGCTGGATCAATCACAGAAGCTGAAGAATTACTTAAAGTAAGATTCAAAGATTCCATTGCTGAATTTTCAGTAGTAAGTATTCAAGAGTCAAAAATCATGGGAGTAGTTAAATAATTATGAAAAAGATGCCGACTAAAACTGCAGAGCGCGTATATGATGTTCTTTGTAAATTTGCTGAAGCTAGTCCTAATCATTATGAAAAGGAGACATTTGTTTTTCATTTCGGTGTCTTAAGCGAAACTTCTTCATCATATGTACTTACATGTATGGATGATGCTCAACGAACATTTACTTGTAGTAATACAGGTAGGATGAAAGTTGATGGCACTAAAGTAAGTAGAGTAAATTCAATACTTTGGAAGATGTCAGAAGAGTTAGCTAATGAAAAACTTACTATTCAACAATGAAATTCGAAGTACCAGTAG